TAGTAGTAGTACTAACCCAGAAGAATTATCTTTTGATAGTAGATCAAATTATATTGATTATAGTAATTTCTATAACTATATTATAGATAATAATAATACAGTATCATTAAAATTAACATCAAAAAATAATCCAAATAATTTTCTCATCGCTGTTGCTGGTGCGCCAACTCAACAAGTTTATACTGGTTCGATTGGTGCTTTCTGGCCATCTTCGTCCGTACAATGGATCAGTGATGGCGGAAGTGATCAATATGATTCTGCAAACTTTATCAATAACAATATCACCACACCAGTTATTCCCACATCCTCTCCATCTTCTGCTATGTTAAGAAGTAGTTCTATTCCATATAATTCTGGTAGAATATCTTTAAATAGTCAATATTGGGGAAGTAATGATTATGTAACCTTATACAAAAAAAATATATTTGCTATGGTAGCAAAGGGTAACGCTCTTACTATGCCAAATACAGTATATTATGCTGGTAATACTGGTGCTGATGGTAGTGGAGATAAGGATATTGGATTGCTATCAAATTATAATAGTTATCAAGCAGGATATTGTAGGTTATGGGGCGATGATCCTACTTATACAAAATTAATTATTAGTAAAGTTGGTACAGTTCCAACATATACAACTGATACTGATAATGATACTAATGATGATTTATTTGTAGCTAGTGGATTAAATTCTGATACGATTGCTATGGTTGTGTTTTATGCGGACGATACTAGTAATCCATCAAATTTATCTGATATACAATTATTATTCGAAAGTTTTGTAGATAATGTACTTGCTACAGCTAGTGATATTACACAAATTTATACTAATTTTAATACTAGTATAGATAATGTTTATTCTTCTGTGGATCCATCTTTTTGGTATGATAATTTTGAATTTTTTACTGGTACAAATAATGGTAATTTTAATTATATACTTGCCGAAGGTGGTAGTGGTTCTAATCTAGAATTTGCCGTAACAATTGATCAAAATACTAGAGAATATGTGATATCTATTGATAATTCTGGATCAAATTATCAAAATGGAGATATTGTAGTTTTAAGAGGCGATGAATTATCTAGCCCAAGTGGAAGATCTCCAGATGAAGATATTTATATACAAATTAGCAGTGTGGACACTGGTGGAGAAGTTTTATTATTTAATACAATAACAAATTTTATTTATAATTTTAATATTGACAAGATATTATCTAGATCTGATGGTTTTAGATTTAATGATGGAGAAGCGTATTATATTAATATAGATATAATTGGCACAGGATCTATTAATACTATCGTAGTTGATAAAGGTAGTGTTAGTGGTACCGTTAGTACTGACGCATCATCTGGTCAAATTTTTGATATGGTCGTTACCGGATCAACTACACTAGCTAATCCTACTAATCCTGTTAATGGAACCACAATTCGTTGGAGAATAAGACAAGATGGTACTGGTGGTCATAGTGTCAGTTTTGATACCAAATTCGTTATTCCATCGTCTGCTAGTAGCCCATTACCTTGGAGCACAGTGGCCAATGCGATGGATGTATTAGCAGCAACATATCATGCTGGCCGAGACAAGTGGGATATTGTAGCATTCGTACCGGGGTACTAATTTATGGCAACACTATATTTTTATGCGGGTGGATCTGGTGGAGCGTGGGACAATAGCTCTAATTGGTATGAAGATATTGATCATCTTATATCATATAATAATGTTCCAACCAGCGCAGATGATGTGATTTTATTAGACAATGTAAATGGTTCTATGTCAGCTGTTTACTGTAATACTATTACTACAGGATCTTATGTATTTGATGTTGGATCCACATCAACAACTGTAACTTCACAAGCACTTTTTCAATCAGGCTTTACATATGCTGGGACTATTACTTGTCCAGATGTTGTTTTTTCTAATGGAGCAACACATAATGGGTCGATAATTGGTAATGCTAGTTTTTATAATAGTTCATATATGGGGGTTGGTGGTGGAGGCAATGTTAGCGGCACAGTATCGTTCTATGATACATCATATTTTTATGATGCTACTGGCATCACAACATGGCCAACATCTATATCATTTAATGGAAGTAGTTATTGTGAAGATAGTATTAGTGCTAGTATTAGTAGTATTACATTTAATAATAGCTCATATAATAAGGCAATATCTACCCTAACTATAAGCGGCAACGTTGTATTCAATAATACTAGTCAAAATCTCGGTATCATTACTAATGTGGCTATATTTAATGGTTCGTCTTTAAATGGTGATGGTATGATGATGGGTGCTAGTATTGGTGACGGATCAATTTTTAACGGTTCATCTATACACAAAGATTTAGCTACTGTAAATGGAGATGCTTCTTTTAATGATACATCATACTGCTATGGTGATGTTTCTGGAACAGCCACTTTTAGTCAAAGTGCCGCTGTAAATATGTTAGATAATGAAGCAATTCCGGGAACGATAGGATCTGTTATGATTAAGGGTGGTGGAATCAATGGATCTAGTATTTTAGGTATATTGTAATTTGGTGTAATACCAATACAGACATAAACTATTACTAATGAAAGGGTCATTATGGCCAATGATATAACTCTTGCTATTGCTGAAAATCCAATCAAAAATGGAACAATGGTAGTTAATGGTCGTTTTATAAATTGCACCAGCACTATTAATATACTAATGAATGGAAACTATACAGACCTTGAAGAAGAAGCACCAAATCTAGTTGCTGCTATAAGTAGTTTTGGTCATTCTTATAGCACATTCACAGATATTAGCGCATCAACTTTCTCAAGTTTTTCTGGTGGAACTCTTGTAATACCAGAATTACAGGGTGATGATTTAGATGCTAATTTAACTAGTGACGCCAAAGATGCTATAGCAACCTTTGTAAGTAATGGCGGAACATTATTAGCATTTGAACCAAGCAGTGATGGTTTATATAGCTTACTCAATAGTATTTTTGGTTTTAGTTTAAATACCAATGGAGTAAGTGAGCCAATTAATTTAACATCAAGCGGATTATCTCTACTTCCAACGGCCCCATCAACAATCCCAAATAATGATGGAACAAGCTCATTAGACACAACAACTTTACCACCAGATTCGGTTACTATTTATGAGGGTGATGATGTTAATCAATCAGTAGTTACAATGATTCCTTATGGTACTGGTAAAATATATGTAATGGGATGGGACTGGTATGACGGTGCACCTATTGGTAATCAAAATGGAGGATGGGTTAATTTATTAGGCTTAGTATTATCATTGTCGTCTCCTCCATGCGATAATTCGCTATCTTATGGTATAAAATATAATCGTTATGTACAAGAATATCCAGTAATAGCGGATATTCAAGATAAGTACGATAATAGATTTGATGATCCAAGTTATTATTATGGTGGCGGTGGTAATGTTGATGGTGGTGATGTTATATAAAGGAAAAATTAAATGCCATCAATCGAAATAAGAAAAATTAATACTGATAGTTCTGGTATAATTCAAAAATATGCATATCTTTGGTATAGTATTAAAGATATACCTCTTAATACTATAAATTCAGCCACAGTGAGATGGACAAGAAAGCCGCCAGCAGTAGATTGGCCAACAGACTGGACTCCGCTAAGTACTACTATATTTTCTACTATTCAAAAAAATGCTTATCCTGGTAGAACGGATTTTAACGCAGCAGTACCTTTATATATGCCTGCCAATGGCTACTACTATATTAGTATTAGGATTACAACAACCAGAGGGGAAGTATATGATGCTACATCGGCAGAACTGAATTTAGCTTTTACACCCAAACCATTGCAAAACTTACAAGTTGTAAAAAATAATAATTTAATTACTCTTAGTTGGAATGCTCCGTCCGTTACTTATGGATATTTGCCAATTTATGCATATAGAATAGATTGTAAAATAGATGATATTATTTATACAATCAATACTCCGAACGGAATTGGCGATTTCACGGGTTTCGGAAATGCATCTTCTTACACTATAAATCTTGATACTTCTCCTCTACCCAAAAATAAGATATACTATTTTCGATTAACTGTTTATGATACAGCATATCAATATGCAGAAAGATGGTTTCCAAAAATTTTTGTAGGTAATAATAATACTAATAATCAATTATTTGACAAAAGCTCTTGGGCTACGGCCGCTCCGGCTGTAAAAAAATATTTGGATATAGCCGCTGATATGTGGGCTAATTATATCAAATTTGATTCCAATATTTTACCTTATATATTAAAAATGAAACCAAATTTTAAAGGTATTAAATTAAATAGTATAAAATATATATATGATATGTTTAAGGCACAAGCCGGAGGTGCTCCATCAGAATTTATTGACATAGGCACAAATCAAGATACAAAATTTAATACATTAAGTTTTAATTTAGTAATTAATAGATATTATCTTGATATAGGTTATCAGGGACAAGATGTTGATCCATATTGGGTAAAAGTATTTATACATGAATTAGGTCATGCTCTTGGTATTGGTGTTTATTGGCATTATTGGAGTGGTAATATACATACGCTTAATGATCAGTGGGTTAATTCTCGATCTCAATTAGATGGAAAATATTTTCCTAATACTCAAAACGCATACATAGAAATTAATAAATATAGAAAAAAAGGATGGAAAAGAGGTTTTATTCCATTAAATTTTGATGGACAAGGAAAAGATCAACATTGGGCTCATATTAGAAATCCATTAAATAAATATACATATGCTCATCCACCAATGCCAGAAGATATTATGTCTTATGGATGGGGAGCTGCTAATATAAGTCAATTAGCATTGATTGGATTAGTAACTATTAAAAATTTAGTTGATTTTGGATATGCCGAAGTTAATCCGGGTTCGTTTGAAGAACCAGCGCAACCATTAACTCAATCGTTATCCAGTTCAATACTTTCAGAAGAAACATTTGAATGCATAGGCACATTATCTGATGAATACGAACCTGTTAAAGTAGGTAGTATAAATCTTATAACTAAAGAAATTAACTATGCTATAGATACTATTATTCCAGTGTTAGAGTCCGATGAGACTACTACAACGCCTACTCCAACACCCACTCCAATAATAACCCCAACACCATAATATGATATCAACTACAATAAAATTTAATAAAAAATTATTAAATAATAAATTTCATTTAAATATAAATGCTAATGCTAATAATGTTTTATCTGGAGATATATTAGAAATATCTTATCAAATATATAATTATAATACAGACTCTTGGGGATCATCCAATATATTTAAATCTTCATCTAAAATTGATAAAACAAATATTAATATTAAAAATATATATTATTCAAATAGTGCTCAAAAAATATTATTCGTAGCAAAAATTATAAGAAACAGTCAAATAATTTATATTGAATATTATCCAGAAATAATATTGGATCAGGAGTATTTGACACGCCCCGAAGAATTAAATCTAAATTCATCATCTAATACTTTGAGTTGGGTATATAATCAAAACGTACTTGATCTACCAATAGATCATTTTGAATTGTTAGCTAATTATAAAAATTATTTGGATTCCACAGATAATTTTACCATATATAGAACAGTACCTAATAATAATAGTTCTTATGTTTTCGATAATATTAGACAAGGAACTGTTTTATTTTCTATAGTCGCTGTTGATGTCGAGGGCAAAAAATCTAAGCCTCAATACTTTAATACCACACAAACTATACATACTGTAAAAATTGATCAAGAAAGCAATATTCAATTATTTGATAAAACATCATGGGAAAATCTTGATTATAAAAATATTAAACCAGCACTAGATGAAGCTGCTGATAGATGGAACGCTTTAGTTAATTATAGTTCTGAAGTTGGACAAATATTAAGAAAATTTATTGAAAGAATAACAAATAATCAACAAACTTTTAATGGTATGAAATTAGTATATTTTTCAACACAGTCCCCAATAGAGAATGATGATGCTGGTGCTAGATGTGGTCCAGCCAGTTTTATTAAATTATCTGATTATGAATATAATACTATTACATTTTGGTTATTAATGATGGACGATCCTGACTCATATAGTTTCGATACTCTTGTAGATATAATGGTACATGAATTAGGTCATGCTGCTGGTATTGCTGGCTATTGGGATTCTCCTCCAACACCATCAGAAAATCCAGGATTAAATATCGACGAAACATTTAAATTTCCATATTCTATAAATTCTCAAGATCATATCTTATATCCAAAAGCACAAAAAGCCTATAATGATAGATATCAATTTCAATATCCTAAATATCATATTCCAATTAATAATAGTGGATTAGGACAAGGAGATCATTGGGCTCATTTAATTAATGAAACTAATGATTTTACTAAAAGTCATCCAGCGCCAACATACGATATTATGTCTTATGGCAATTCAAATAAGATCTCAGATTTATCTGTTAAATTTTTAATGGATATTGGATATAGAGAAAATTATGCTGACGCTTCTGAATATCCTATCGGAGAAATACCACAACCAGATCCAGTTCCTCCTGTTCTTGGTCCAGCACAAATATGCGGAGGTTCCAGAGGAACAGATATAGGATTCAATGAGCCTGCTGTTGATGTTAGCGGACCTGATACAATCTATAATGACGAAAATATAGATTTAGGATCAAATTTTGATTATCCAACACCAACACCTACCACACCCACAACTCCTCCGATTGAAACCACAGAAACTCCTATTCCAACAACCGAAACAACTCCAACACTGATACCATCGGTCCCAACACCAACACCAACACCAACACCAACACCAACACCGTAATTATATGAATACACAAATATATTTTGATAATCCATCATTAACAACACCCAATCCAAGATGGTCAAAGGGCAGAATTTATTATTCTTTGACTGCAATGAATTTGGAGCCAGGAGATATTATAAGAGTTCAATACTCTGGTAGAATATGGGAGAATATACCAGAAACTCCAGTTTATCCTAACGGTCCACGCGGTCCATTTGAGGCTTGGAGAATCACATATCAAGAAACAATTTTAGTAACAGCCTCGACAAAATTGATTTCTAAAAATTTTTCTGTTACACCAAATAATTATGTGATGCGCGCTGTAGTATATAGAAATTCTAATATAATAGCATCTAGCGTTAAGCCTGCTGACTCTATACGTGGAGGTCAATTAGTAATAGCTCACAACCCAAAGATATCCGCACCAACTAATTTTAATGTTATTAATGGTAATATATTAAATTGGAATTATTCTCTTAATGCTGAAACAGATTTGCCTATTAAAAATTTTATTGCAGAATGCATGTATGTTTTACCAATTAAAGAACAAAGTTACATAGTTAGAAAAACAGTAACTAAAAATTTAAGACAATATTTATTTGAAAATATAAAATCTAATAATAATATAAGATTCAGAATTATACCATTGGATGTTTCAAATTCATTTGGTAATCCATCTCCGTGGTATCCATCTGATACTACCAGCATACTATTTACTGGTCCTAGTAATAGTAATTTACAAACTTTATTTGATCTTTCATTTCTTGACTCATCAACTTTTTTAAATTCTTTCAACGATATGATAGCTTCTAATTGTATTCGAGCAGCAATTGAAGATGCTGCGAATAGATGGAATACATTTATTAGATTTAATCCAACTATATATGATAATATTAGAAAATTTATTGAATTTAAAAGCAATAATACTCAGACTTTTAAAGGAATACGATGCAATTCTATTACCGTAAATCCATCATCAGATAATACTATAACTTGTATTCCAAATAGTATTTATAAAATAAGTAATACAAAAATTAATACAATTGATTATAAAATAAATATTTCTATTAATGAAGAAGATCTTGTAGACGCTCTTTTAGCAGATCCTTCTTATTTAAATACTATAACTAAAATATTTACACATGAACTTGGACACGTTCTAGGCATAGGTACAAATTGGACTTTTAATAATAATGGTATTTTTCCGTATTCATTAAATGGTAATATAAAACCATATCCAAATGTTTTAAATAATTATAATCAATATTATTTATTGAGAAAAAAAAGAAGCTATATACCATTATCAAACGACGGTACACATTTTGCATCAACTAGAAATATGACAAATAGATATACGTCATTTCATCCACCGATAACACATGATATAATGAGTAATGATTTATCGATAAATAATGATCAAATAGCATTAATATCAACTAAATCTTTACTAGACTTGGGTTATGAAGAAGTAATACCAAACCAATCAGAATTTGATTCATCATCAACATTATTATCTTTTATACAGTCTTTAACTCCAGATATAACATGCGGTTTGTCCACCAATAATCTTGATCCTAAATTAACTATAGACGGTTCAAATCCAAATAATATTATTTTTTATGATGAAAATTTAACATTAGGAATATAATATGACCATTAAAGCCGGATACAAAACTAGTGAATTTTGGTTTACATTAGTTAGTTTTATATTTAGTGGTTTATATCTAACTGGTATTTTAAAAGAAAATGATCAAAAAGAAGAATTAATAACTATAGTATCTCATGCTGTAGAAAGTGTAATATTAATTGGTGGTCAGGTTTGGATATTAGCTAAATATATCAAAGGTAGAACAGAGGTTAAAAAAATAGTTGAACAAGAAAAACTTAAAAATGAGGCTATCGATGACAGCAAAAGAGCTAGTAATAGAACAAGCAGAAAAACTACACCAAGAACTAAAACAAAAACTACAAAAACTAAAAAGCGTAGCACTAAGTGAAGTTTGGAAAACACTTCAGTTAGTTATAGCTAGTACTGTGCAGATAATAGAAATTATAGCCAAAGATCTTGAAGGACCAGAAAAAAAACAGATAGCAGTTGAGTACATTAATAGTTTTTATGATAAAGTGTTTTTGATTGTGGACATACCACTTGTACCAGCTCTCGTAGAGCCTATTATACATTCGTATATTAAAAAAATTCTCATGATAATGGTATCATCATCAATCGATGCAACAGTTACTATTTTCAGAGAAACAGGTATTTTCCTAAAGAAAGGAACAGTTTAAATGTTAGATTATGCTCAAAGTTTCGAAGAATTCTCGTCTTCATTAAAACCAATTGATTTAGCTTTGTATGCTGGTATTGGTTTAATACTGTGGGTTTTATTCAAGGATAAATTAAGCCCAGTTCAAAAATTACTAGGAGATTTATTATCTCAGGTAAAAGGCATTGTTGCCAAACCAACAGTTGCACAAACTCCGAAACCAACATTAGTAGCACCAGAAAGTAACGATATATTCTTTGAACTAGTTGCTTCGTGGAAACAAACACGAGATTTAGCAGTAAAGAGCGGTTGTGAGGAAGCGGTAAAAGTTGCTGATCAAATGTTTCCGTATCTAAGTCCTACAGTATGTGGCGAGGAAAAAGTATGAATAATAAAGTATTACTAGCGATAGGTGCTGTCTTATTATTTTTAGGATTAGTAAGACCAGACTTTAATTTACCAATTAATAGACCAGTTAATAATTCTATTGTTATTGTTACTCCTCCATCAGATTCAGAAGTAAGAGATTTGTGCAAACCTATAATTGATGCTCTGAAAAATGGGGCATCATCAAGAACCAAAGATGCTCAAAGACTATCTGATTTATATATGGATTTAGCTACTTTAATAGAATTAGATGGCGATAATGAAGTTGTAAAAACAACAGAAGAAATTCGTCAAGCAAACTCTTTAACTGGTTTAATGTTAAGATTAAATATAAAGGGATCATATCCCGGACTAGGAGAAGCTTCCCAGTCTTTTATTGCTTCACAAATTGGTGATGATGTAGTTACCTTAGATAATAATTTAAGAACCAAATCTGTTAATGCTTTTAAAGCACTAGCATGGGCTTGTAATGAGGGTAGTAAATAATGCCAAGACTATCACCAAACGATCTATATAATGAATACAGAAAAGGCTTTCAAGGATGCCTTTGGGAAGAACACGTATTCAATGAACTTTTGGAAAGTTCTAAATATGCTTACTTTGGTGACGGAGCAAAAAGAATTAAGAATAGTGGTAAGGGTAAATTAAGCACACCGTATAAGAGTGTATTGAAATTTGATAAAAATCCTTATAATGAAAGACAAACCACTGGAGATTGTGTTAGTCACGCAACACGAAATGCTGTAGATATTAGTCGAGCAGTAGAGATTGATGTGCATAGAGATAAGGAGTCTTGGATAGCCAGAGGAGCAACAGAAGCCATTTATGGTGCTAGAGGTCATGGTGGTCAGGGTATGAGTTGCTCAAGAGCCGCTACATTTGTTAGTCAAAGTGGTGGTGTTCTTGTTAGAAAAAATTACAAAGGCGTTGCTGATTTTAGTAAATATAATGGTAATCTTGGTGCCGGTTGGGGTAGCAGAGGTTTGCCAGATCCAGTAATTGATCTTGCTAATGATCATCAAATTAAAACAGTAAGTCTTGTTAGAACCATAGAAGAAGCGAGAGATGCTTTAGCTAATGGTTATGGATTATCAGTATGTTCTAGTTATGGATTTAGTAATAAACGAGATAGTAAAGGATTTGCAAAAGTAAGTGGTAGTTGGGCGCATGCTATGGCATGGACAGCGTGTGACGATACTGGTAGTGAACCAGCGTTTCTAGTGCAAAATAGTTGGGGCAAGTGGAATGATGGTGGTCATCCAGCGTGGGGTAAAATACCAGACGGATCGTTTTTGATTCATGCTGACACAGCAGCAGGGATGCTAAGTCAAAGCGGAGCATATGCTTTTAGTCAATTTGACGGTTTTCCTGTTCAAAAACTTCCTTCTTATGGTTTTGAGGATTATTTATGAGATTAATAGATAAAATAGCTCTAAATAGATTACTAAGTATTATAGCAAGTTTTATATTAGGTGTAATAAAGATATTATCACCTAAAGATGCAGATGAAATAGATACTCCTAAGCCAGATAAAAAGTGGCGTCCAAGGTGGAGAAAAAAAGATGAATAAAATATTTGCTTTATTATTAATGAGTTCCATATTTTTATCTGGTGACTATGGATACAATGGCTCCACAACAGCAGCAGTAACTTTGGTTGGTGGTATTATTAAAACTAAGCATATTGATAAAGAAAAAAAATATCCCAGAAAAAAATGCCCTGTTTGTAAAGGCGCTGGTAAATATCTTAGTGGAGACGGAATAAAGATGGTAGACTGTGGATATTGTGAACCAGAATCTTCCGAAATAACTCATGATCCAATAACTGTCGATCTTAATTGCAAAACGAAAGTTATTAAAAAATGAATAATGAAGATTTAAATAAGATTAGCAAAAAGATTTTATCCGAAGCTAATATTCCTGAAGATCAAAAATTTGGTAGCGTAATTGCTATCCTAATGGTAATCAGTATTATACTAACTCTAGTTAGAGTATTACAAGAATGCAACAAGAATAAATTATCATCAGATTGTACAGCCTACGATAAGTATAATCTGTATGGACAAGAAATAAGAAATTATAGTTTACGCAGAGGTTGGTTTGCAAAAATGAGAATCAAAAAAGTTATGCGTAAAGAATTGTCTAAAGAAGATTATATAACATATAGTACAAAATTATTAAATGCTATTTTAAATACAGGAGAGAACCTCAAGGATGATGAAGTTATTACTTTAGTGGAGGCAGCAAATGTTTAATTTACTAGTGTGGTGCGTTTACGGTTTATTTGTTGGCAGTATAGCCAAGACTTTGATTCCTGGCGAAGAAAGAATGGGATTTGTACAAACCGTAGTTTTAGGTGTTGCTGGTTCTTATATGGGCGGAGCAATATTGTATACTTTAGGACAGTATGAAAGTTTAAGTCCAGCGGGTATTGTTATGGGTGTTGCTGGTGCGTGTGTAAGCTTATTATTATATAATAAATTAACATCAAAATAAATGCTATATAATAGCAAATATTATTATATTAATCTTGATCATAGACTAGATCGTAATGATCATATATTAGCTCAATTTAAAAAGTTTAATATCTCAAATTATGAACGTATCAATGCAATAAAAGAAGACTTCGGACCTATAGGTTGCACAAGATCGCATATAATCGCTTTAGAAAAATTTATTCAATCTGGCGACGATGTGTGTTTTATATTAGAAGATGATTTTGAGTTCGTTATCACCCCTGAGCAATATGCAGATTTATTAAATAAATTAGAAACGTTTAATATCGATTGGAATATAATTCTATTAGCTGCAAATGTTTTACAAGCTCCTGGATATAACAATTTTTTAAGAACATGTTTAAATGCTCAAACCACATCTGGATATATGATAAATAAAAATTATGCTAATGTATTGTTATCTAATTACTTAGAAGGATTGAATTTATTAATTGAATCTAAACATACAAAATATTGTATTGATAGGCATTGGAAACACTTACAAAAACCAAAAAGTAAATGGTATATTTTTATGCCAAAATGCGGCAAGCAACTATGTGGTTTTTCTGATATAGAAGGTAAAAAAGTAAATTATAATTGCTAGTTGACCAAGGCAGAGTTTTACATATAATAAACACATGACCCGACCAAACTGGACAGATTATTTTTTAGGTTTAGCTACTGTTGTTTCTCAACGTAGCCATGACTCTCAAACGCAACACGGATGCGTTATTACAGATAAAAATAATAGAATCCTAGGATTAGGATATAATGGTTTTCCGAGAGGTCTTGACGATGCGTTATTGCCAAATACTAGACCAGATAAATATCCCTGGATGATCCATGCTGAACGTAATGCTCTATCAAATTGTATAATTAGACCAGAAAATGGTATAGCATATGTTACTGGTCAAAGTTGCAATGATTGTATTATGGCTCTTTGGCAAGAGGGTGTTTCCACAGTTGTTATGAATCGAAGTCATGGGACTCATTTATTTGACGAAGCCGCACAAATAAGATTCAACACTTTTGTACAAATGAGTGGAATTAATATTATTTATACGGCACCAAATCTTTCATGGCTGAAACAATTGTGTGGTGTATTATAAATACAGTTATCGATTCAATTTAATAAGTATTACCGGATGATAAAATGTCTATAAATTCTTTAAGAACATTGGTAATACTCGATCTTTTCAAGTAAACATTAATAGGAGATAAAATGTCCGCTCTTCAAGAACTGCAAAATTATACATTTGTTAGTAAGTATGCCAGATGGATTCCAGAAAAAAATCGTAGAGAAACTTGGAAAGAAGCAGTTGAAAGAGTTAAAAATATGATGCATACTATGTATGCTGATAAAAATATTTCTGATGAAATCAATTGGGCCTACGATATGATGTATAAAAAGAAGGTTCTTGGTAGCCAAAGAGGTTTACAATTTGGTGGAGATCCTATTCTAAAGCGTCACGCAAAAATATACAATTGTACCAGTTCTTACTGTGATAGGCTGCGTTTTTTCCAAGAATGTTTCTGGTTGTTATTATGTGGTAGTGGAACCGGTTTTAGCGTTCAAAAGCATCATGTTGCTAAACTACCATCATTAGAACATGAAGTAGAAAATAATGGAGAAGGCACTAAATATATTATAGAAGATAGTATTGAAGGTTGGGCTGATGCTCTTGGTGTTCTTTTAAGTAGTTATTTTAGCAAACCTATCGAAGAATTCAAAATGTATAAAAATACATATGTTGTATTTGATTACAGCAATATTAGAGAAAAGGGATCGGATCTAAGTTCTGGTGTTGGCAAAGCGCCAGGATTTGAGCCATTAGCTAATGGGTTAGAAAAAATCAGAACACTATTAGATAGATGCATAGCCAATGGTCAGAAAAAATTAAGACCAATTGATGCTTATGATATAATTATGCATAGCAGTGATGCTGTTTTAAGTGGCGGTGTTAGACGATCTGCTAGTTTAGCACTATTTAGTGCTGATGATGAAGAAATGGCTAAAGCCAAAACTGGTAATTGGTATATGGATAATCCACAAAGAGCACGAAGCAATAACTCTGCTCTTTTATTAAAGGATGATACAACTTTAGAACAGTTTCAAGCATTAATGGAGAGCGTTAAAGAATTTGGTGAGCCAGGATTTATTTGGAGTGATTCTACAGAAATGACCTTTAATCCTTGTGTTGAGGTCGGTATGTGGCCCGTGGATGAAGAAAGTGGAAAGAGTGGATGGCAAGGTTGTAATTTATCTACTATTAATTGCTCATCTATTGAAGATGAAAATGATTTTTATGATCGTTGCAAAGCTGCTGCTATTATTGGAACTTTACAGGCTGGATTTACCAAGCTAGATTATCTTGGAGAGATTAGTTGCAAAATCTTTCAAAGAGAGGCTTTGCTTGGTGTTTCTCTAACAGGCATCATGGAAAAGCATGATTTAGTACTATCAGAAAAGGTATTAAAAGCAGGAGCTAAAATAGCGGTCGATACAAATAAAGAAATGGCCAAAAAGATTGGTATTAATCAGGCCGCAAGAGTAACCTGTTTAAAGCCAGAAGGTACTAGTTCTAGTATGTTGGGTACTAGTTCTGGCATCCATCCGCATCATGCTAAACGCTATATTAGACACGTACAGGCTAATATTTTAGAAGCACCATACCTACACTTTAAAAATTATAACCCGCAAGCATGTGAAAAATCTAGTTGGTCGGCCAATAATACGGACGAAGTTATAAAATTTCCAATTGAAGTTCCAGATGGAGCTAAAACAAAAAACCAATTACCAGCAGTAGATATGTTATCTATTGTAAAAGATACTCAAAAGAATTGGGTCTATTCTGGTAAAAATAAAAGCTTATGTACTCAAGACTATTTAAGTCATAATGTTAGCAACACGGTTACTGTTAAGCCAGATGAATGGGAGCAAGTTACTAAATATATTTATGATAATCGTAAATATTTTGCTGGGATTAGTCTAATTCCACAAAGCGGAGATAAAGACTATCCACAAGCCCCATTCACTACTGTATATACGAGTAGAGAGATTGTAAAAGAATACGGGGATGCTGCATTATGGTGCTCTGGTTTAATAGAACTGGGCTTAAATGCTTTTGATAATAATCTGTGGGCAGCCTGTGATTATGTAACATTAAATCAAGCTAATAAAGATCATCATGAATCTAAATTAAAATTCGTGACAAAAATGAAAAACTTTGCTGGTAAATATTTTACTGGCGATGTTAAGAGATTAACATATTGCATGAAGGATGTTTATAATTGGAAAATATATTGCGATCTATATGAAACATATAAAAAGGTTGATTATACACAACTGTTAGAAACAGAGGACAATACTGCTGGGATAGAGGAAGTCAGTTGTGCTGGTGGAGCATGTTTGATTTAACTTCTATTTCAGAAAGGTAATAAATTGAGAAAAAATAAAAAGAAATTAAAGACAATTGATGCTACTAATGATATTCAGCCAAATTCAACTATCTATCGTAATAGATTAAAGCCAAAAACTGAAAATCAAAAAGAATACATTAGAACGATAGCCGAAAATACAATTACTTTTTGTCAAGGCGTAGCCGGTAGTGGTAAAACACATATCGCTGTTGGTATGGCTTTAGAATATTTGTTAGATGATAAAGTAAAAAAAATTATTATCACCAGACCAGTAGTAGAGAGTGGTGAAAAAATAGGTTATTTACCCGGCACAGCAGAAGAAAAATTACACCCGTATCTACTACCTTTATTAGATGAAATTTATCATTTTATACCAACAGCAATGTATGTATCTTTAAAGCTGAATAATAAAATAGAAATTGTGCCACTAGGATTGATGAGAGGTCGTAATTTTCATAATAGTTTTATTGTTGCAGATGAGTGTCAAAATGCCTCGTACGATCAGTTAAAAATGTTATTGACAAGAACCGGCAATAATAGTAAAATGGTACTCACAGGTGATATTAGTCAATCCGATCTTCATAGAAGTATGAGGGGTGGATTTATCGACCTAATAACATATTTAGAAAATCTTGAACAAATTGGAGTAGCTCGTCTAAATAATAGTGATATAATTAGAAATCCAATTATTGGTAAGATTTTAGATAGATTAGAACAACACGAAAATGAAGTCCAAAAATAGTAGATGTTTATTATTAAATGCTGATTTTACACCATTGTCTATTATTGACTGGCAAAAGGCAGTTATATGGCACATGAGGTATCAAGCTAATAATAAATATGGTATTGATATTGTGGACTTTTATATTGATGACCATATAGTTGGGGTCAATAATAAAAGATATCCAATACCTGCGGTAGCTAAAACAAAAAGATATTTTAGAATTAGTCATCAGTCTGTGAATTTTTCTAGAAAAAATATTTTTATCAGAGATAATTATACTTGTCAATATTGTGATAAAAAATTTGATTTTAATAATTTAACTTATGACCATGTAGTACCCAAGTCTATATGGAATTATCAATCAGGATCTCCTACTAATTGGACTAACATTGTGACAGCTTGTGTCGAGTGTAATAGGAAAAAGGGTAATAAAACACCCAAACAAGCGAATATGAAACTTAAAGAATTTCCAATAGCTCCAACCAAAAATATCAAATACTTGCCTGTAGCCCACCATCTGTATAAGATAAGAGAAGACATTCCAGAGGAATGGAGAATTTATTTACCGGAATCATATCAATTTTAATATGCCAAATTATTCATATCAGTGTCTAGATTGTAAAAGTAAGTTTGAGTTATTTTTCTACATTAAAGACTATCAGGAAAAACCTAAATGTATTAAATGTAATAAAAAAAATACAGAGAGAATGTATATTATTGATGTAGCATCTCAGTCCGCATCTGTTAAAAAGATGGATAGTGAACTCAAAACTATTGGAGATTTAGCAAGACGAAACTCTGATAGATTGAGTGAAGATGAGAAACAACATCTATATAAGAAACATAACGAATATAAAGATGAGCAATATCAGAAACCATTACCAACTGGTATGTCAAGAGTTAAAAAACAACCAAAAATTAAGTGGCCAGGATCTACTGGGCTCAAAAAGAAAAGAGATATTAAAAAATGAACTACGAAGACTTTAGCATTAATCATAAAAAAGATATAAACGTTAATGAATCTACTGAGTCGGATACAGAGTACTATACTATTATAGGTAAGCATCAGTTTATTGACGCTAATAAAAACCCAAGATGCAATACAGAAACTTCAGAAGTTTGTGCTAAAAAAGTGACTAGCCAAGCCGCAACAAAGTTTTATATTAAAACGGGTGTTTATGGCAAAATTTATAACCCAATCGGGATGTTTTCAGAAGGAACCGCAGCAAAGTTTTTAGCCAGAGCGGGGAAAAAGGCTTGGGATTATAAACAAGTAAACTCTAAAGTATTTGATATGTATCTATCTTTTCTAAAAACAAAAAACAAAGCATGGTTAAATAATGCAGAAAGAGAGCTGAACTAAAATGAAACTATCCAAATCAACTTCGTATGCTATTAATTGGTTATATACTAATGGGTCTTCTATAGATGAAATTAGCGACGAATTAAATATCACAACAGATAGCGTAAAAACATATATAGAAAAAAATAACATACAAAGCCATAGTACATTGGCTACTAAAAGTAAACCAGTCAAGTCTTCAAAAGATTTAATGATTACTCATACAAAAAATAAGAATACTAATAATGTTGCTATCATGACAAAAGAAGCGTCAGAGTTCAATGATCATGCAAAAAAGAAATTGAACGATTCAACCAACGACAAAAATATGGAACACATTTTTAAGCCAAATAAATGAAAAAATATTTGTCAAAATATTCTAATGGAAAAGATGTTACACCAGCTCAATTTATAGCGGAAATGGCATGTGAAAGAATAGCAAAGAAAAAGAAAAAAGATCTTCATTATAGATTTTGGTTATCTCCAGAATGGGAGAAAGAATACAAAGGACAAATAGCAGCAGCAAATAAATTGCTTGCAAAGTATTCTCCAAAAGATATTATTGATGGTCTATTGTCTACAGATGGTAGAAAAATTTATTCTTTGCGAGCGCCACATTTGAAAGATATTATAGATAAAACATCATCTAGTAAAATATCAGATGTAAAGCCTAAAAGTATCGAAAGAAATTTTTTGGATACTGGTAAAAAATCAAACAATAGTAAAAACATACTAGACATATTAAAGGATATAGATAATGGTAGCAATTCAAGATAGTATCAAAAAAGACTTTGGTAATAATGTTATATTGAACGCTAATAGTATTATAGATAAAACCACAATTACAATACCAGTAAGTCCAGCACTAGATATTATTCTTAATGGTGGAATACCAGAGGGTAGTTTTGTTGTATTAACTGGTCAACCAAAATGTGGTAAAACAACCACAAGTTTAGACTTCGCCGCTACTGCTCAAAAAGAAGAATACGCACTATCTGAACCAAGAAATGTGTATTATCTAAACATAGAAGGTCGATTGAAGAAAAGAGATCTAGAAGGAATACCACATCTTAATCTGGATAGATTTAATATTATAGGATCTCAAACTGGTAAAATATTACACGCAGAGGAATATTTGCAAATCGGAGAGAGATTAATTAATGAAGATCCAGGCAGTGTTATTATTATAGACTCATACTCAGCATTGTGTACCGAGGCTGAAATTACTAGCGACATGGATAAAATGCAACGTGCTGATGGTGCTAAACTATTAGCCAAGTTCTGTAGAAAAGTCGCTAATGTTATACCAGTTAATAAAAATATTGTGATTGGTATTACTCACTTAATGGGCAATCCAACTGGGTATGGTGCTGAATTTAAAGAAAAGAGCGGCCAAGCAATCGCTTATCAAACTGATGTGAAGATGAGAGCCAAGACTTTTAAACCGTGGCTTCTGGGTGCAGATAATACGCAAATAGGGCAAGAGGTAGAGTGGCAGACTCTGTGTTCCGCTCTTGGGCCTCCGGGTGGAAATATTACTTCTTATATCAGGTATGGTAAAGGTATAGATAAAGAAATGGAATTAATTAACTTAGCTGTTGATATAGGATTGATTAATAAGGGCGGAGCTTGGTATACTATGTCATTTATGAATGAAGGTGAAGAAAAAAATAAATTTCAAGGAACCGAAAAGGTTAGAAATTTTCTATTGGAAAATCCAGAAATATATACGACTTTATATGCAGAAGTTAAAAAGACCATGGGAATTAAATGAATATTAGAGATTTAGATGGTAATATAATATCTTGGCATATTACTGGTAATATAAGCAAGGATACCACAACTAAAAAGTCAACGTATCATTTGAAAGCCAGAGAAATAATTAAAAAGATATTTCCTACTATGCAAATATTGGAAGAAGTTCCTGTTAGTGTGCGTAAGTCAGAAATATTATATCTAGATTTTTATATACCATTAAATAAAAAATGTATTGAGGTTCATGGAGAACAACACTATGAGTTTACTCCATTTTATCACGCCAATAAATTATCTTTTCTAAAGGCACAAAAAAGAGATAAAGAAAAGAAGGAGTGGTGCGAAATTAACGGTATCACATATGTTGAACTTCCTTATAATTTAATTAATGAATGGGAGCATAGAATTGCAAACAACTAAAGAACAAGTAGAACAATGGGATAAAGTACTTGACGAATATGAATCAAGTATAGGATTGGGTAAATATAGTGATGTTCACAATTTCACAGAGAGTGAACTTAATGAATATTTTACTATGAGTAGAGATATGATAGAGAAATTAACGCCAGAAGATTGTGCTCAAATATCTTATAGACTAGCACAATACTCATTATTTCTACAAAGAACCGTAAACAGAGAAATAGCCAGACACAATTGGGCCGAAAGCACTGCTAAAGAAACAATCGCTGATGAAATAAATAATTATAAGGGATATGGTTTTGTTGAGAAATCTTTACAAGCCATTAAACATAATGACAAAGCATCTTCGCTCACAAAAATTCAAAAATATGCTAAACAAAGAATGGATAGGCTTTCATATTTAGCTAATAGTGTTAAAAACTTATCCGATATTTTACTTTCTGTACAAAGGACAAAGGTGAAACATGGCTCTTGATAATAATGATATAAAACAATTAATAGCTATTTTACAAAAAGGTTTAACAGACGAAAACAACGAGGAAGAAATTAGCGTTGAGCAACCTCCCACAAAAACCAAACATAAAAACAACATTAAAACCAAAAAAAGCAGGGTGTCTAACGATAACGAAACTAATAAATTTCTTAGTCTAGGTTTTGATAAACTGCATAAAGACGATAATGCAATAGATAAACTTTTAAAAAAGAATCCTCCAACCGCTAGAAACAGAAGCGTAAAGATATTGGATGTAAAATGTAGAGTTTGTGGCAAAGCCGAAAAAATCAGCGCCTCGCTTTTGCACGAAAGTCCAGATAGATATAAGTGTAACAAGTGCTGTTCATCCCCAGGTTGAGAGAGACTAAATGCTATCAGATCCGTCCGCAGAAAGAGCTTTATTGGCAACCATATGCAAATATGGTGACGAAGTGTTCGTTGAAGTTTCCGACTTAATTTCTGAAAACACATTCACAATAGATAGCAATAAGATCATATATCTTTGTCTGAAAAGAATTTTTGAGACAAATAGCAAAACGATAATTGATATAGGCATAATATATTCAACAGCTAAAGATCTTGGCTTTGATCATATTTTAAATAAAAAAGAAGAAGCACAACATTTAAAAGCAGTTATAGATTTTCCAGCAAATAAAAACAATGCTGTTACATTTGCTGCTAAAGTTAAAAAGCTTGAGATTGCGAGAAAACTATATAAAGAATTAGATGAAACTAAGGATAAAATCTTAGACGTTGCTGGAACAGAAAGTATCAATCAAATATTGAGCATAGCAGAAGATGCTATATTTAATTTTACAAATAAGTTGGTGGATAGCGATAATGCTCCTAGTCATGTGTCTAATGGTCTTGATGATTATATTAATAATCTAATAGAAAATCCAATCAATCAAGTTGGCATATCTACAGGATTTCCTGTTTATGATGCTTCTATTGGTGGTGGTTTAAGAAAAAGCACCATTAATGTTATAGCAGCAAGACCAAAAACTGGTAAAACCTTGTTGGCTGATAATATGGGTTATCATATAGCACATAATCTTAAAATACCAGTCTTAAATTTAGATACAGAAATGACAAAAGAAGACCATCTTAATAGATTAATAGCTATGATTACAGAAATAGAAATTAATAAGATCGAGACTGGTAAATTTGTTGAATCTTCTGTTATGAGAGATAAGATCAATAAGGCTATTCAAGACTTGAAAGATACTCCTTTATATTATAAGCCAATACCAGGAAAACCATTTGATGAACAATTAGCTATAATGAAAAGATGGATTGTGAAAGAGGTTGGTTTAAATAGCGATGGATCAGCGAAACCTTGCGTAATTTTTTACGACTATTTGAAACTCATGGACACTCAGGGAATGAGTCAGGATATGAAAGAGTATCAGATTCTAGGGTTCATGATGACAAGTTTACATAATTTTGCTTGTAAATATCAAATTCCTATCGTCGCATTTGTACAATTAAATAGAGACGGAATAACTAAAGAATCTACAGACACAGCATCTGGATCAGATAGAATTATTTGGTTGTGTAGCAATTTCACAATTTTTAAACGTAAGAGCGATGAAGAAATCGCAGAAGATGGTTCGGAGGGTGGTAATAGAAAACTAATACCAGTTATTAGTAGACACGGTCCAGGCACAGAAGATAATGACTATATTAATTGTCATATGAAGGGTTGGTGTGCAAAAATCACAGAAGGTAGAACTAGAATAGAATTGGTTAATGGATCCGGAAATAGAGGAAATAGCAAGGAATTCAATGTTGAAACAAAAAACGAAGAAATCAACTTCATTTGATCAAAATAAAATCAAAATTGTTTGTGATCAGTTATGCGATAAAATAGAGGATTTATTAGATCATTTTGAGTTAGAATACAAAATGAATGGTAAATTCATCACGATGAGTTGTCCAATTCATGGTGGCGATAATAATAGCGCATTAAATTTATATCATACTGGTGATCATTATAGGGGAAATTGGAAATGTCGTACCCATAATTGTGAAACCGTATTTAAGTCTTCTATTATAGGATTCATAAGAGGTATTCTATCTAATAGAAAATATAACTGGTCTAAAGACGGAGATCCTGGATGTGCATTTAATGAGGCATTAGACTATGCTGTTAAATTTTTAAATGTGTCCTTAAAAGATATTAAGGTGTCTAATGTTTCTAGAGAAAAAAATATTTTTGTCAATAATACCAAAATATTAAATAACGATAATATAAACGATGAAATTAAAATTAAAAGAGAGCTTATACAAAAAACTCTCGATATTCCAAGTAAATATTTTATTGACAGAGGATTCTCCGCTACGATTTTAAAAAAATACGACGTTGGAGATTGTACAAATAATAAGAAAGAAATGGCCAATCGTGCTGTTGTTCCTGTATATGATACTGATCATAAATTTATGGTAGGATGTACAGGAAGAAGCTTTTTTGATAAATGCTCAAAATGCAAATCTTATCATGATAATGATTGTCCAGATAATGAAAACAGTTGGAAATATAGCAAATGGAAGCATAGTCAAGGCTTCAAGACTCAGCAGCATTTATATAATTATTGGTATGCTAAAGAGCATATTTTAAATAGCGGTATAGTTATCTTGGTAGAAAGTCCAGGAAATGTTTGGAAACTTGAAGAAAATGGAATACATAATAGTGTGGCTTTATTTGGTGCTAATCTAACAGATAGACAAAAGACCATATTGGATATGAGTGGCGCTATGACTATTATGACTATAATGGACAACGATGAGGCTGGTCATAAAGCAGCTAAAATTATTCAAGATAAGTGCAGTAGAACATATAATATTAAAAATATTACTGTATCAAAAAACGATATTGCCGAAATGACCACAGATGAAATCAACAAGGAAATAAAGAGATTTTTATGACAAAAATTATAGCCTTCGCTGGTAGAAAACAATCAGGTAAAACAACATCATCTCAAATGATAGTTGATTATTTTAAAGAGGTTTTAGAAATCAATGAAGGAATAAAAATATATAATTTTGCTGATCCTCTTAAGCAAGATATTTGTATGAAATTATTTGGCATGACATATGAACAATGTTATGGCGACGATGACCATAAAAATCAATTGACCGATTTAGAGTGGGAAAATAAAAAACTAACAGCACGAGAAGTTATGCAGTTTGTTGGTACGGATATTTTTAGAAAAATGAAACAAAATATTTGGGCAGAAGCTACTATAAATAAGATTCAGCAAGAGCAACCAAAATTGGCTATTATTGCTGATTGTAGATTTCCTAATGAAGTTGATGTTATTAAATCTGCTGGTGGAGCTGTTATTAAACTAATGTTAAATCCATTTAATTCTACACATAGTAGTGAAACCGCTCTTGATGCTAAAAATTATGATCCTAAAAATTTTGATATAGTCATATTTAATAATAATCTGTCAGTAGAAGACAAAAATTATGCTATATTAAGCTTCTTAAAAAAGAAAGGCTTACTAAAATTATAATCACATATTTTCGAAGTTCGTCATATAATACCCATAGTATGTGCGAACAGCAGTATTTTATAGAGTATGTACTTGGTTGGAGAGGTCCGTCTAATCAAAAAGCAGATAAAGGTACTATTGTACATAAAGTTCTTGAAATACTAGCTTTTATAAAACAAGGATTACAAGAAGATAAAACTATTATTATTGATGATATTGCTGGTGAAATTAATATCAAAAAGTATAATTTAGAAAAGATTTTTGATAAAGTCTATGATCATTATACAAAAGCTAACAGTCATCATGTTTGGAAAGACAAAGATAAAAAAGATTGTTTAAACTGGGTATATAAAACTATAGAATTTAATAATGGTATGTTTGATCCTAGAAATAGGCATATCATATGTCCAGAACAACATTTTGATTTTATCATAGACAAACCGTGGGCAAAATATAAATTCGACACTCCAGACGGAGTTTTAGAAGGCAATTTGGCACTAAAAGGAACTATGGATCTAATCACCAAGATTGATGATAATTTTTTTGAAATCATCGATTGGAAAACAGGTAAAAGATTAAACTGGGCCACAGGAAAAGAAAAAACACAAGCGTGTTTAGAAAATGATCCGCAATTAAGAATATACCATTATGCGTTGCACCATCTATATCCTGATATCGATAATATAATGATTACTATTAATTTTATAAATGATGGTGGTCCTTTTTCTATGTGTTTTCAAAATAGCGATTTGATTAAAACTGAAATAATGATCAAAGAAAAATTTGAAAAAATTAAGAATGTTAAACGTCCACAATTAAATAAAACCTGGATGTGTAAAAAGTTATGCCATTTTGGCAAAACGACTTTTGAAAATAGTGATATTAATGCTATAGAAGAATATAGAGATAATCAAATTACTCCAAAAGGAGAGATAATGTGTAAATGCCAACAAATTGCACATGATACACAGTTGCAGGGCATAGATTCTGTGGTAAAACAATACAAGCACCCAAATCATTCTTTTGGTTTCTATAAAGCCCCAGGTGAATAATTGAATACTTACGTTCCTTTAAACATTCATTCTCATTACAGTCTTTTGCTTGGTTTGTCTAAACCTAGCGATATCGCTGAAAGATGCAAAGAGTTAAATATTAAATCTTGTGCGATCACTGACAATTGTTCTATATCAGGATCAATTGCGTTCTATAAAGAACTATCTGATAATGATATTAAACCAATTATTGGATGTAAATTGAATATTACCGATAGCGATCCTCTAATAAAGAATGAACACAATAAAATATCACAAATCACAGTTTTGTGCAAGAATTTATCTGGATGGAAAAATTTAATTAAAATTGTATCTCTATCCAATGGTAAAGATTTTTTTGATGGCAAACCACGCATAGATCTTAATAATATAAAAATAGTATCAGAAGATATAAATTTGATCTGTATTACTGGTTATCATAATTCTACACTATGGAATAAGATCACATCAGATAATGAACTAATTCCAGAATGGGAGAAGGTTTGCGAAAGCCATATAGATCAATTACGTGGTGTTTTTGGTAAAGATAATGTTTTTATCGAGTTACATAACTTTGATAATTTTTATAACCAAAAAGATATAAGTGGTAATCTTAAGAAATTCTGTAAAGATATAAATGTTAAAACATTCGCTGGCATACAAAGTTATTATTGTAAACAAGACGATGCTGTGGATCAAAGAATTTTGATTTGTAGTCAATTAAAAACTACGCTACCAGAAATTTCAAAAAAGATTATATCGAATATTGAAACAGGATATAATAATCTATTTAATTCAGATAAGTATTATCTATTATCAAATGAAGATATGGCATCATTGTATGATGAGGATGATATTAAAAATACTTTGCTAATAGACAGTATGTGTGAATTTTTTAATCCTCTAAGCAAACCAGTATTACCAAAGTTTGAATGTCCAAAAGAGTTTGCTACGGAATCAGACTTTTTAAGACAGTTGTGTAGAGAAGGCTGGAAAAGTAAAATAGCAAATAAAATACCATCCGAAGCTCAACAGCAATATATAGATAGAATTAAATATGAACTAGAAATATTAGAGAACGCTAAACTATCTAGTTATTTCTTGATAGTTAGAGATATATTGCGTTATGTGAGAGATAATAATTGGCTACCGGGTCCTGGTAGAGGATCAGCAGCAGGATGCTTGGTATCTTACCTTATAGGCATTACGAATATTGATCCTATCAAATATAATTTACTTTTTGAAAGATTCTATAATGCTGGTAGAAATACATCAGAAAGAATATCCATGCCAGATATTGATGTTGACGTACCAATAGATGCTAGAGATAAAATTATTGAATATATCAAAGATAAATACGGTATTGATAGAGTATCTCAAATGATAACATTTAATACGCTAAAAGGCAGGGGCGCATTAAAAGAAGTACTTAGAGTACATAATAATATCACTTTTGAAGAGATGAATAATATCACAAAACATATTCCAGACGAGGCCAAAATTGCAGACGAACTTCAAGAAATTAAAGAAGAAGAAGGTTCAGCGTCTATTATAAGATGGGCATTGGAGAATAATCCAGAAAAATTTAAAGATTGGTGTCAAATTAATGAAAACGGCCAACTAGAGGGACCACTTGCCAAAAGGTTTGAGCAGGCTATTAGAATAGAAGGAACCAAATACAACCAGTCAAAACACGCGGCTGGAGTAGCAATATCTGCATATCCTTTAAATACTATATGTCCAATGATTTTTGACACAAAAACCGAACAAAATATAGCCGGATTAGAAATGAATGATTTGGAAGCATTGGGGGTAATTAAATTTGATATTCTAGGTATCGCATTGTTAGATAAAATCATGTTTGTAAATAAGTTAATCAAGGAGAAAATATCGTGAAATTTTCAGAATTAGCTGTGGGCGATCAATTTAAATATAAAAATGTTACATATACTAAAGTACAACCAGAAAAAATATCTTGTTGCAAAACTTTAAATGCTGTTAATTTATCAAACAATCAGAAAGTAATGATCAAGCCAGTTGAAACTGTAGAAAAGGTAACCGGGTGATTAGTAATCATATTTGCGTTTTTGACTTTGAGACTGACGGATCGGATCCATCAAAGTGTAGTCCTGTACAATTATCATCTGTGATTGTTGATACTAATAGATTAGAGATAATTAAAGATTCTGAATTTAACGTTTTCTTGAAGCCAGAAAGGCTAGAAAAGCAGACAAATCCAGATATGAGTGTCTATTCTGATAGCGATATTTTAGAATGGCATGCCAAGATTAAAGATACAACACCAGAAAAAATATTTGATTCTTGGATGGAGTATCCCGACCAAAAACACTCTTGGAAACAATTTATCAACTATCTAGATAATTATCATACAAATATTAGAAAAAATAAAAGCCAGTTCTCTGCACCAATAGCGTGTGGATATAATATCATAAGATTTGATATGAAGATTATTAATAGATTAAGTCAAAAGTATGGTAATATAAACAAAGAAAGTAATACTGATATATTTCACCCAAGAGATCAAATCGATCTTATGGCAGTAACGTGGTTATGGTTTGAAAGTTTACCAGAAATTAAATCTCTTGCTCTTGATAATCTAAGAGACTATCTAGGTATAGATAAGACTAATGCTCATGATGCTATCAAAGACGTTAAAGATTGTGCTAATATGCTAATTAGATTTTTAAGATTGCATAGAAAACTAACTTCACAAATTAAATTTAAGGATTCTTTTCTAAATTAAATATGATTGATTTTGCAAATATAGATTTGGACTGTGCGGATACTTGGTTTTTGATTGGAGAAGGAAACACTAAGGGTGTTTTTCAATTGGAATCAAGATTAGGACAAAGTATGTCCAAAAAGTTAAAGCCACAAAATATTGAACAGTTGGCGGCTTTAATTAGTATCTTACGGCCAGGATGTCTTGAGGCTGTTAGAGATGGTAAAACTGTTAGTAACCATTATATAGATAAAAAAAATGGTAAAGAATCTATAGATTATTTCCATGATTCATTGGAATCTATACTATCAGAAACATTTGGAGAAATGGTTTATCAAGAACAGGCTATGCAAATATGTCAAAAAATAGCAAAATTTAATCTTTCCGAAGCGGACATGTTAAGAAAAGCTATTGGTAAGAAAAAACCAGAAGAAATGGCCAAGATTAAAAAACTATTTATAGATAAAACAAAAGAATCCAAAATAGTTAACGAAGACGAAGCAGAGCAAATTTTTAGCTGGATCGAAAAGAGCCAAAGATATTCTTTTAATAAGAGCCATGCCGTTAGTTATGCTTTAAATGCTTATGCTTCAGCATTCGCCAAAACTCATTTTCCAATGCAGTTCTTTACAGCTTATTTAAAATATGCTAAAGATAAAATAGATCCTATGAGAGAAATCTCTGATCTTGTAAGCAATGCTATTGAAAGCAATATCACTATTAGAAATCCAGATTTTAGAA